CCATGCTCAAAGTCAAACAAGAAATTAAACGAGCTCAGTCTGAAGTCGATGCGGATACTGCTGTGGCAAAACTTACCATTCAAGATCACCTGCGTGAAAAAGTAAGCGAATGTTGCGGTGAGCTTGAAGGCATGTTTGATGATTTTGTTGTAGCAGGCGCTAAGATGTCAGCAGACTTTAAACCCATTGCCTTGATGCGTGGCATGAATATTAGTCCCAACATGGTTGGCACAGTGTCTAAGGTTTGGGAATCTCGCCTCGCAGAATTCAACGAAGTACTAGATGGTACCGATGCCGACCTAGTCGAAGGTTATAGCCACCTCTCCAAGAATCAACTTAAACAGTGTGTTAAGTTTTGCGAAACAGTGATCAATGATTGCAACAGTTATGTTCAACTAAAGAAGGTAGAACGCAAACCACGTGCCAAGAAAGCTGTGAGTCCAGAAAAATTAACTCGCAAATTTAAGTTCTTAAAAGAGTTTGATGAGTTCAAGCTCAAATCAGAGCCAGTTACAAAACTAGTCAATGCCAGTGAAGCTTGGCTGTACGATACAGCCAAACGTAAACTTATTCATGTTGTAGCAGATAGTCACATTGGTACCTTTACTGTAAAGGGCAGTGCTATTGTGGGCTTTGATGCTCAAACAACGGTACAAAAGACTCTGCGTAAACCAGCTGAACAGATTAAACTAGTAATGGGCAGTAAACCAGTGGCTCGTAAAGAATTTGAAGCAATCAAAGCTACCGAAGTTAAATTTAACGGCCGCGGCAACGACAATCTAATCATCCTGAAGGCGTGGTAAACTAAGTAAAGGATGTCTCGTCGAGTAATATCCAAGGGTGAATTTTACATAACCAATGTTTGCAACTTAACCTGTGAAAACTGTAATCGATTTAATGATTATAACTTCAAAGGATGGCAAGCATGGAACGACTACAAGGACGACTACACGGAATGGGCAAAGTATGTTGACTTTGAACACATTGTTATCCTTGGTGGTGAACCGTTACTAAATCCAACCATAGTTGACTGGGCACTGGGCTTGAATGCTTTGTGGCCTACTGCAACAGTACAGATTTTAACCAACGGCACAAGGCTAACCCATGTCAAAGACCTATACGAAAAAATTAAAAATAGAAGAATTTGGATAGGTGTTAGTTTACATAACGATGAAGACAATCGCGAAATATTTGAGCAGATAGAAAACTTTGTACGTGCTCCAGTGAAAGAGATGCACGGCAAAGAAAATAACATTTACAATGCCGATTGGTACTATGAAGATTCCAACAGGATTAAGGTAGCAGTGTGGAATCAAACTGAGTTTTATCAAAGCAGTATAAAACGCAATGCCGCAGGCGAGTTGACCCTACACAATAGTGATCCGTTAAAAGCTCACAGCAATTGTGGATTTGTGCATTGGAAAAACTATCATTTCATACGTGGCAAAATGTATAAATGTGGGCCGTCAACTCTGTTGCCCGAGTTTGACCAACAGCATCCGCTGGCAATAACAGCAGAAGATCGCAAACTTTTATACAGTTATCGCCCACTGGGCAGTGATGAGTTAGCAATCCGTCTAGACCAGTTTATGGACGAAATTGATAATCCTATACCAATGTGTAAATTTTGCCCCGAACAAAGCAATTATAAAAAAATATGGGCTATACGCAAAGGCAAGTGAAGATCGGTAAATACTCTTATGCCATTACAAGTTGAATCCACTTTACAAACGCTCAAACAAAATCTTATTGAATATGTACAACTTCAGTTGGCCAATCAGATCATTGACCTTGAGCTAGATGCAGAACATTATGAAGCTGCATATCAAAAAACCATTGGTACCTATCGCCAGCGGGCACAAAATGCCTATGAAGAATCATACACTTTTATGGAATTGGTTAACAATGTAAACATTTATACCCTGCCGCAGGAAGTGATTCAGGTGCGTCAGATTTTCCGTAGAACATTTGGTGACAGCACAGGTCCGTTTGCCAGCAACTTTGATCCATTTAGTCAGGCAAGCATGAATGTTTACCTGATGAATTTTAACGTGGCTGGTGGCCTGGCCACTTACGACTTTTACTCGCAGTATGTAGAACTAGCCGGTCGTATGTTTGGCGCCTACATGAACTATACCTATAATCCTGTGACTAAAAAATTACAGTTGATTAGAGATCCCAAAGGCACAGGAGAAAATGTGTTGCTGTGGACATACAATCTCAAGCCAGAATTTAATCTATTAAGCGACTACCAAATCAGTCAATGGATCAAAGACTATATGGTTGCCAATTGCAAAATGATCATTGGCGAAGCACGTGAAAAATTTGCCACCATTGCTGGTCCACAGGGTGGCGGTAGCCTTAACGGTTCCGCAATGAAGGCCGAAGCACAAGCTCAAATGGATGTTCAAATTGAGCAACTCAAAAACTATGTTGATGGTAGCCAACCTATTACCTGGGTAATTGGTTAAAACCTACTAGACTTTTATCGTAATCTATGTTATACTTACAGCATGGATCTCATGATAGACTTAGAAGGCCTGGGCACAGGACCAGACACAACAATATTAACCATTGCCGCACAGGCATTTGATCCATTTGGTATTCATAACTTTGATCAACAATACTATGCCAGAGTAACTCTGGAAAGCCAAGAAAATCGTAGCATACAACAAGGTACCATTGATTGGTGGGCTACTCAACCTGCGGCAGCAAGAGATGAAGCGTTCAATGAAGAAGGTCGTATACCGTTGGATCGGGCTCTGGACGAGTTGGGCAAGTTGATCTGGCACAGTAAACGTATTTGGGCACAAGGCCCAACTTACGACATGAATATCCTAGAGCATGCATACAAGAGTTATGGCAAACCGATCCCTTGGCAGTTCTATGCCGTGCGTGATAGTCGTACTGTGTTTAGCTTGTGGCCAGGACTACCAAAACCTCCTACCAGTCATCATGCTCTAGAGGATTGCCGTAGACAAATTGACTTATTACAAACTACTCTTAAACATTTTAACATAAAGGAATTGGCATGATTATTGGTGTATGTGGACTTATTGGATCTGGAAAAGATACCACTGCAGATTACTTGCAAAACATACATCAGTTCCGACGTGAGTCATTTGCCCACACCCTTAAAGATGCTGTAGCTGCAGTGTTTGGGTGGGATCGCGAGTTGCTGGAAGGGCGCACCAAAGAAAGCCGTGCCTGGCGCGAACAAGTTGACACATGGTGGGCTGAACGCTTAAACATGCCTAATTTAACTCCTAGGCTAGTATTGCAACTTTGGGGCACAGAAGTTTGCCGTAAAGGTTTTCACGACAACATCTGGATTGCAAGCCTGGAAAATAAACTTCGAAAAACCACCGATGACGTAGTGATTTCTGACTGCCGTTTTCCTAACGAAATTAAAGCAATCAAAGATGCCGACGGCATTGTTATTAGGGTAATTCGCGGTCCAGAACCCGAATGGTACGATTTGGCTAAAATTGTAAATCAGGGTCCTAACAACATAGAATGGCGGTTAAGCAAAGACCGCTTGGAAAAGTTTAATGTTCATGCCAGCGAAACAGCTTGGGTTGGTACGGAATTTGATGCTATAATTGATAACAATGCCGACGGACTTGATAATCTTTACAAACAAATTAAGAGTCTGGTTCAAGATCCCCGGGCCGCCAAGTTGACAAGCTCTTCTTAACGTCTACAACACAATTTAAACAAATGGTTTTTAAATTGCGCAGACTGCTATTATTCATGTTGCCATCGACGTGATATACTAGCAACTGCCCTGCATATTTTGCTTTGAACCCACATCGATCACATGTGGGTTTTTTCTTATATCCGCTTAATTCCCATCTTGGTGTTGGCGGTTTGATTTTCCTACCTTTGCGATTGCACATTTCACACTTGCTGCGGTAATAAATTATGCCGTCTCTGTGGCAATTTATAGCCCTTGGGCGTTGATTACAGGCAGGACATATGGGTCTCATGTGGTATTTATTATTGCGAACCTTACAGTAAGGGCACCAATACCATGCTCTTTTTAGGCATTCCGATAAATATCTTTAACTAGAAAAAAGGAATTACCATGGCACTTATATCACCTGGCGTACAAGTTAGCATTATTGATGAAAGTCAATATATTCCATCAGCAACTAACTCGGTACCGTACATTTTATTAGCAACAGCACAGAACAAAGTTTCTGGTGCCGGAGTTGGCGTTGCAGCTGGCACATTGGCAGCCAACGCAAATCGTGTTTACTTAATGAGCAGTCAGCGTGATTTGTTGGCTACATTTGGCAATCCCTTCTTTTATAAAACTACAACAGGAACACCGATCAACGGTTACGAACTCAACGAATACGGGTTATTGGCTGCCTACAGTGCATTGGGCGTTTCTAATCGTTGTTATATTCAGCGTGTGGACATTGATCTTGCTGAATTAACAGCAACATTGGTTCGTCCAACCGGCAGTCCAAACGAAGGAACATACTGGTTGGATACTGCTAACACACTATGGGGAATTTTTGAGTGGAATCAAGTTACCAGCGCATTTACAAACAAAGTACCACTGGTAATCACAGATACTGCTGACTTAGAAACATCAAGCACAGTGCCATTGCAAAGTCTTGGAAGCATTGGCGATTATGCAGTTACAGCGACTAGCACACTTAATCCTAGTTATTACAAGCGTGGTGGTCCAACATCTGCAGAAACCAGCAGTATCTATTTGAGTGAATTATACAACACCTGGGTATTGTTAGGAAGCGATGACTGGAAAACAGCATGGCCTACAATACAGGGCGCTAACTCTAATCCAACTCTGGTTGTTAGTAACAGTATTGTTATTAACGGGACCAATGTTATATTGACTGGCACCGATGTTGAATCTGTAAGTAATGACATTAACAATGCTAATATCACTGGCGTTTATTCAGCGTTTATTGGCAACAAATTACAAATTTATGCTGATCGTTTTGCAATCAGCGACGGTAGTTCATTGGGCGAAGGCCTAGTTGAAATTGCCAACGGAACAGGAACACCACTGACAGCATTGGGCATCACAGCTAGTTTGTATGTTGCTCCAGACTTTTATGCAAATTACAGCTACAATGTACCACGTTGGAGAACATCTGACACCAACGGTGGACGTCCAACTGGTTCTGTGTGGCAAAAAATTAACAATGTAAATTTAGGAACAAATCTTATTGTTAAAAAATATAACAGCACACTGGGCACCTTTGTACAGCAAAGTTGTAATGTTTATGGTAACGATGCAGCTGCTAACTTTGCAATTGACCCAAGTGGCGGCGGCAAAACCATCACAGCTGGTAGCACCTATGCTCAAGGTGACATTTACAACGATTCAACCAGCACATTCCTTTTATTGGAAAGATACTCAACTGGCTCTACAATAATCACTGGCGATAACAGTGCACCTGGTCCGTTTATAAGTGGAAATACATTTACAATCAGTGCTTCTAGTTCTGAAAGTGGCACATTCTCAACGCCAGTAACTGCAACATTAACTGGAACAACAGTTTCAAACTTTGTGGCTGCTGTTAGTGCTGCTGCAGTTCCATATGTAAGTGCATCGGTTAATAGTGCCGGCTCAATTGTGTTGACTCACAGCCAAGGTGGTACAATCATTTTGATTAACAGTATTGGAACTCCTGTAACAACAGCTGGATTCAATACCACAGTGCGCGGAATTCGTCAACGCTACAACAACGGTGTAGCACAAGGTCTTATTTTGAGTAACTGGGTAGGGTCGACAACATTTACCTACACAGCCAGTGATTCTGCGCCGGATCAAGATCCAGCTGACGGACGTTTATGGTACTACTCAGCTACAAACCAAGTTGACATTA